TAGATATTTTTGATTTAATTTTAAAGACCTTTCATAATGTTTAAGAAATCTATGGTTCTTGATTTTCGTTCCATTAGACAACACTAAAAAATCTTTTATTCCCAAATCTATTCCTACTGGCATATTCGTTTTAACCATTGGTTCATATTCCATTTCAGTCAATATACTGACAAAATACTTTCCAGTAGGAGTTTTTGATATATTGCAATGTTTGATTATTCCTTTAATTTTTCTTTCCATTATCATTTCTATACCATCAAGGAACTTGGGTATAATTAGTTTTGTTCCATCGTATCTAACATTTTGTGGTATAGTAAAACTATTTTTATTTTTCCTTGATTTAAACCTTGGAAATTGAGTTCTTTTATTAAAAAATCCTTGATACGCCATATCCAAACATTTTAACGAGTATTGTAGTGTCTGTGAATTTATTTCTTTTAACCAAGTATTAATTTTTTTTATCTGTGTTAGTTCAGCGGCTTGGTCATAGTAGTTTAATGATTTTTTATTATTTAAATATTCATTTTTTCTTTGGTTGAGAAAATAATTAAAAGACCATCTAACAGAACCAAAATGTTTATTCAGTAATGTTTTCTGCTCATCTGTAGGTTCTAACCTAAACTTGTATGTGTATTTAATTATTTTCATTTTCACTTATGAAAAAATCTATATTTTTGTATAAGTATATATTATAAGAAAAAAGTCATATTTTTCCATTTTTATTTTTTTATTCCAAAAATATTATGTAATTTTGTTTTCAGTTAATCAAATGTTTAATCTAAAACAGAAAAAATGAAAAAGATTATAATGTTATTTATTGGTTGTTTTCTTTGACAATCTTTTATAAATTTTTTTTATTCATACATATTCACGATATTTGCAAAATGAAACATCTACTCAACATAGGCAGAACAATAAGTTATCTTCTACGACACGATCCGAAAGACCTGAATATGGATAAAAATGGGTATGTTCTGGTTGAAGATTTATTGAAAAAAATTGAAATTACAAAATCTGATTTGGATTGGATTGTTGAAAATAACGATAAAAAAAGATTTGCTTATTCAGAAGATGGTACAAAAATAAGGGCAAGCCAGGGGCATTCCATTAAAGTTGATACTCAATTAAAAACAACCAGACCTCCAATGATTCTTTATCACGGGACCAAACTGGAAAACTTGGGATCAATACAAAGAACTGGGCTTGAAAAAAGAAATCGCTTGCATGTTCATTTGACTGACAATTTAGATACTGCGCATGCCGTAGGTAAAAGATATTCAAAAAGATTTAAACCACTTATTCTGGAAATAAATTCTGGCGCAATGTATGCTGATGGATTTAAATTCTATTTGAGTGAAAATAAAGTATGGCTGACTGATAATGTACCATTTAAATACATTAAAATCCAAAAACTATGAAAATTTACAGAGGAACAATTGAAATGAAGAACTGGAACATCATTCCACTTCTTCTGGCAGTAAGTAAAAGCAACATTAACGGTGATGCCAATGTTTACACAATTCATATTACCCCATTATTCGCATTTGGGATCACATGGAGAACAAAAAGCCCAAAGCCTGATGATCCATCACTCGTCAGTAAAAAAGCTGTTACAGAGCTTAGAAATGAGCTCTACGATAGTTTACCGACTGGGGAAATCAGCGCATGGGATTTAACAAGTGTTATTAGTGCCCATATTAAAAAATTGGACGAATTAACAAAATGAAAAACGAAACGTTATTCAAAATACTTTTCATATCTTTAATCGCAATATATGCTATTGTTTTTGACTACATGGTTGGATATGCGGTTCTAACTCTTTATTTTATCAGCATAGTATTAAAATTATTAGCTATACGCTTCAGAAATAAAATTTTAAAACATAGCAAAATAAAATGAAAATCGAAATAATAAAGGAGAACGGTAAAACATTTGAAGGATCGGAGCCTGAGTTTACACGAATTCACGATGAAAGTTGGAGTGGAAAGCATACAAGATATACCCGTTGCTGTATATGCGATAAACTTGTAGCACGGCAAGCAAGATCATGGCATAGAAGTATTCATATTGACGAAGATAATAATAACCGATATATAATTAACTTTTAATGTAATGTAATCTAAAAATCGGAGTTAAATATTTGATCTCACGCTGATTGAAAAATCAGAGGAAGTTCGCCACTACGTTGCTCAAGGTTGGAGACCTAAACAGTCGTTTGCACAACCGAGGTAGCAATCCTAACAGTTCGAGAAGGTGAGCAATTCTAAAGAACGGGTTGGAGCACCTCTTCATAAAGAAGAGGAAGTCGAAAGACTTAGATAAATGTGGGGTTTAAATGACAGAATGGCGGCTATAGAATATTTAACTTTGATTTTTTTTATTTTTTTTAATAGATTCACTCAAATTCTTTCTATGTTTTTCAGTATATGTATATCCGCAAACACCATCACCCCCATTAGTCAAATTTAGCAACGGTCCTTTATTCAAATCTTTTCTACCTATCTTTACATGAAAATTTGAGCATAAATGAAAGTCTCTCCGCTTGGAAGTTGTCGATTTGAAAAAGGTGATTGGGTTGAAATTGTAGGAAATATTCCGTTTCCATTGAAAGATAAACCACGCCCAATAATTGGTAGAGTTACCCATGTAAACGGTGCATACGTTTTAGTAAGACCAAAATATCAACATTGGGAAGCTGAATTTTACCATAACGAATTGCAGCCATCCAAAACTGAACTAAGAAAACTTAAACTCAATAAAATCAATGGAAAACAAGGAAAAAATATATGACGAGCAAATTGCGCCATTAATGGCTAAAATTATTGAAATTTGCAAAAAAGAAGATATTGCAATATTTGCAGAATTCCAAATTGCCGATAACGATTTTTGTACTACCTTAATATCAAATAAGAACAAACACCACTGTTTATTTCCGTTACTCAATGCATTAACAAGTTGTATGGAAGGAACTGGTATCAATATTGATAAGTTTTATATCTGGCTGTCTCAAAAATATTCAAATAAATCCAGCGTAATTATGAAACTTCTTGGTAAAGAACCAACTGGCTGATTTTTTTTATTCACAAATTTTTTATACTTTTGTAAAAAATAAAAATTATGGAACTACGAATGTTTTTTCTTGTAATGTACAATTTGTCCCCAATTCAGCAGGGAATCCAAGCTGGGCATTGTGCATTAAGGTATAGTCGCAAATATAAAGATGATGAAACTTTTGGCGATTTTGTTGATAATTATGAAACATTCGTATTGCTTAACGGTGGCACATCCAATTCGGGGTTTATTCAAGAACGGGAAATTGTATACAAAGACGGAACAGTTGATATTAAAGGAGTATATGATGAATTAGCTAAGGGGTCTATGGAAATGCATGAAAAATATCTTATTGAAAATAAAATTCCATTTACTGCGTTTCGTGAACCAGATGCCAACAAATCATTAACTGCGCTTTGCTTCATTTGTGATGAACGAGTCTTTAAAATGAAAGAATACCCACCATTTAAGGATTGGATAAAGGACAACGTTGAATTCATGATAACCCCAGAATTTAATGACCCAGATTTGGAAATGTTCCTCGATACTGAAGAACCGCCATACAATCACCCAAAGCTTAACGACTTATACATAAAATGGGTAGAATTTATTGGGGGTGCTGAAAACGTTGCAAAAAAGAATTTAATCCAAGGTAAAAAACTCGCATAATGTCAAGAGGTGAAAAATTAAAATATCCGTTTGCTATACGTACACTTGAAGAACGAGTCACGTTAGAAAAGTCATATCTTCCAATATTCAAAAGTAAACTTAGCCAAGCCTTAAAGATTATTGCTGAACATATACGTGAAGATGCAATCGCTGAAGAATTAGCATCGGATAGAATGATGGAATGTCATTCCTTTCGTGAATTACCAGCCAGCCCAGTAAATACTAAAGAACTGGATGGTGCTAAAAATACAGTGGAATGGGCAAATAAAAACATCGAAAGCTGCGAATATAGAATTACCGAATTGCAAGGCAGTATAGATGCTTTAGAATTATACATCAAAACCGATAAAAATGGATAGACTTATCGAAGGTGTATATATTTTTTATATTGATAAGGATTATAGCAATGACAATAATGATCCAGTAAAAAACTTTGCCGAGGCATTTCTTGTAAAAATTATAGGAACTGCTAAAATTACATCTACAATCACACCAAAACAAGAACAAGATATAACAAATGGAATTTTAAAACTGAGAAATAGTGAAATTCTATATATGATTAATTTTCTCTGTGATCACTATTATAACTTAAGCGGTAATAATCCAGAAGTTAAAGCAGCCGAAAGAATATTGGCTAACCCTGCGTTCAACATATATCGTGATATTATTTTATTTATGGTTGATGACCCTGATGATCGTGATAAATCATCATACTTAACAATTCAAGAGTATGAAAAAAAGCTCAATATAAAAATATTCTATGACGAAAAGGATTACATTAGCGTAAAGCAACAGAGAAAAATGAAATTAGAAAAAATATTTAATAATGAATAGAATTATAGACGGGGTATACTGCTATTTTCACGATTCTGGCAATGATGTGGTTGATAAATTCGCCAAGTCTATTATTAATAAGGCAATAGGGTCTCCAGAAATATCGCCAGCAATAACTCCGTCACAAGAGCAAAATTTGAAAAATGAAATTTTAAAATTAAAAAATAATGAAATTTTATATATGATAACGTATTTCTGTGACAATTACAGTTTATTCGATACTAAACCACTACAAAGAATATTATCAGATAAGGCACTAAGCACATACCATCATGTACTTCTAACACTGTGTGATATTGATGATTGCTCCCCCAAAATTTTAGAATATGAAAAAATATTAAAAATAAGAATTTTCAATGATGAAAAAGACTACATCATCATAAAGAAACAAAGAAAAGCAAAATTAAAAAAATTAAATAAATTATTTGAATGAGAGTAATCGTAAAAATATCGGATGAAGCTAAGGGATTATCATATTCCGAAGATGTAACAGCATCAATGCGGGACATTTGGAGAAGGTATAATACTAATGGCGCAAATCCTCAATTAAAAGACAAAACTTTTGATTGGTGGGTAAGACCAATCGCATGTACTGCCGATGACATTGATCAATTTAATAACATTGAAAATAATCATTTTATTTTTGGCTGGATGGAATGTTTTGCCCAATCACACAGACTTCAAGAATGGATGTATGATGCAGACACAATTAAAATTGAAGTTTTAAATGAAAAAGACAAAATTTATTCAAAAGATGAAAATATTCCGCATAAAAAACGTTTAAGACTAAATAAACCAAAATCATGAAAAAAAAATTAGAAGGGTGTAATTTTATAATTACAGCCATAAACGGTAGAATGGCATTGCAATATTCGAAAGCATCGGATTTTTACAGAAATTTGAGCAAAAAACTTAAAACGTCTGTTATTGTTGATAATACAGTAAACGAACTATATCGTCATAAAGAAATAGGTGAATTTGGATTAAATTGCTGGTTTCTGAACGATGTTCCTCTTAAAGGCTTATCCAATGACGAGATTTTAAAATTGAGGAAGCTAATCGAAGATAATGGGGGTGAAATTCGATTTGACCCATATATCAATTGGTCCCTTTTTGGTATTCATAAAGGATTAATTGATTTCATGTTCACCAAGGATTATACATATGTCATTGATTATAATACTCAATATTTAATAGTATCTGCAAAACTGCCCAGAGCAAGAAGAGCGGGTGAAAATAATCATCATCCAGCGAATGTTGAATTAAATGATTTTTTTACCAGACTTAATCATAAGGATATTTTTCCAAGCCAAACCCACAAAAATGCATGGGAATGTTATGACATAGACCCAATTGAGGTTAAAATGATGCTTATGAAAGCTGGGGCTAAAGTAAAATTCACAGAAAATATTAAGCCTTACAAAAAAGTTGCTGAACCAATCGCTAATATTCACAACGCTGTAAGTATTGTCAGATCAATTCGGGAAATGGACTCAACTATTGATAGGATGTCATTAATGGAAATTGATGCATTAAAATTTAGAATAAACAGGATTGAGCACGACAAAATTAAAGAAGATCGCAAGCAATATGGCATTCATTATATTTCAGAACATATGGATGTTAATTGTGATATGACAGGTATGGAAGTTGAAATTCGATTGAGTAACGGCAATATTGTTCGTGGTAAAGTGTCACTCCACGAGAATGAATGTCATACTAACATGACAATTGTTTTGGATGAAAACCTTCACATAAACTTCAGTTGTGCTGGAATCCAAATACTCGACACAAAAGAAAGATGGTCATGAAAAACAATAAATCACAAGGTGTAGACATAGTCTATCAAGTCGAAAAATATATGGCGGATAAATTTGATGGAAAGTTATTTGTTCACATATCACTTATTAAAATAGGTAGGCAGTACAGTGTTGATAAAGATTGGTATACTGTTCTAAATGGAATTGTTTATTGCATCGAAGGAACAAAATTGACCCCAAGTGGTGATAAATTAATCAGTATGGAATCTGAATGTAAACGGGTTGGGGTGTACAATCCAAATAAAACATACAAGCGGGTAATTAAATATTACACATATTCACAATTAAAAAAACGTCTGACATTATGAAAGATATGAAAAAAATCATCGAAAAAATACTCTTTCAGAGTAAATGGGTTCTGGTACCATTTTATCTTGGGCTTATAATTGCACAGGTTGTTTATTTATTTTGGTATTCACAAAATCTTTATCATATGCTCACATGCGCAACAAGTGTGACAAAAGAACAGGGAATGCTTATAGTGCTTGAGCTCGTTGATATAGTCATGATCGCTAACCTTATTAAAATGATCATTTCTGGGTCATATACATCATTTATCACTAAGGATCATCACGAGGCATCAGAAAAATCAAGTTCTGGGCTATTAAAAGTAAAAATGTCAACATCATTAATTGGTGTTAGCTCAATACATCTTTTACAATCATTTATCAATGCAGAAAAGGTGGATTGGTCCACAATTCAAAAGCAAGTTTTAATACATGGAGTATTTCTTGTCGGAGCATTTGTTCTAATGATGATCGAATACTTTCATGTTAAAGCTGAAGCCATTGAAGATCAAAAAGAATTAGCTGTTCAAAAAGAATTAAATCACTAACCATTATGGAAAATAAATTCATTAAAGTGTCTTGGAACAAAGCCGTTTGGAACGAAGTTGTCAAGGCAACTAAGTTGTTTTTTGAACCATTATTCTGGATTAAAAACTTATTTAAAAAATGATAAATATAAGATACCAACTGTATTGCACTCAGTGTAGCAGAGAATATAAGGAAGAACAGTTCGATAGTATGGACGATGTATTAAAATATTATCCAAAGAATTGGGTAAGAAAAAAGGTATTAAATGGCTCCGATTGGGATTTCTGCCCAAAATGTATTGTGAACAAAAAAGAATTAATAGCGGAGATATTAGAAAAATTGGGGTTATACCAAAATGATGACTGGGCACCATTTGAGGCTGTCATTAAATTGAAAAGCAACGACTTAACAATTTTGGTTAAACAGGATGGTAATTGGGAATGGTATAACAAAAAATATTTTGATGAAATTAATGCAGACCAAGATGATAAAGATGAGCTTCTATCGTTTTGGATGCCAATTGATGGGAAGGAGGATGAAATCGTATGATAATTCTAATATTTATTACTGGGATCATATTTTTATTCCTAAGTTCATTTACTACAATAGAAACTTGGGTTCCAAGCAAGCAGTATTCTACGTTGTATAGCCATTACGGATTATACAATATTATTATGCTTATTTTGGGACTATCATTTATTATTGGGGCATTTTTAACTTTAAAATAATTGTTTAAAAATTTTTTTTATAAGAAAAAAGGTTTTACATTTGCATCATTAAACCTAACACAAACTAATATGGCAACCGTTTCAAATAAAAAATCCGTTGATAAAGTCGGTGGATGTGCATTTTGCTCACAAGGAGTAATGACAAACGGTCATCTTGTATATCCATATGAAAATGAAGGTATCCATGAGCTCCGCAGTAGCGGAAGAGGAAATGTTGTTGTTCCGATTTGCCCCGATTGTTTGGTTGATATTGCAAAATTTGTAAAAGCAAATGCAGACGTTGAGTTTGCTAAAAATAATCCAGTATTAGCAAAAAGAATAAACGAAATTGAAGATAACATTGAAGATATTAAAAAAACACCAGCATTAGCGAAAAAAATGAATGACTCTCTAATGGATTTGCACTCTCTAATGGATTTGCAAAATTTGCTAAAATAAATTTAAACAAACAACAAAAATTAATATATAACTCAAAAAACAGAAACTATGACGTAGGTAAAAAAATTAACAATCGTATCAAGACGTGATTTAAGTGCAGGGTACCAAGCTACTCAGGCGGCCCATTCTTTAGCACAATTTATCTTTGAACACCCAGCAGAAGCTACCCAATGGTTCAAAGACCCATATTTAGCAGTATTATCAGTCCAAAACGAGGAAGAGTTAAATTCCCTCATTGCTAAATTAGAAAAATCCAAAGTAAAATATTCCATCTTTCGTGAACCTGATATCAACAATCAGATCACAGCAATCGCTATAGAACCATCTGATCAAACCAGACGGCTCACATCATCTATTCCCAAAATGTTACGTGAATACAATTTAACTGGATTGATCGATAAAAATTCGTTCCAGAAAGAAGAATGTTTTAACTAAAAGAAAGGAGAAATTATGAACCGTGAAAGACAAAAAGTATCAGTAGATTTAGGTCGGTTAACAATTGCCGAAGATTCAATCGAATCCCTTAAAGAAACAATCGCTCATTATGAAGAATTAGGTGCCGAAAAATATTACATTGGTGCAGAATGGGACCGATGCGGTGATTATGAAGGCAGCTACATTGAATTCTATGGCTATCGGGACGAAACTGATGATGAATACAAAATCCGAATCGAAAGAGAAGAAGCTTATGAAAAGCAACGGATTGAAAACGAAAAAAAGGATGCTGAAGAAGCAATCAGAAGAAAAAATGAAAAGGATATGAAAGATTTGGAAACATATCTTAAATTGAAAGAAAAATTCGAAAAATAAAAATAAACTAAAAAAGAAAGGAGGTTGTTATGTCATAGATCAGATCGCCATAAAATGTGCTTCCATTAAAATAGAGCACAAAAAAATTCAAATAAAAAATTAAATTCAAACAAAAAAAATTAAATATATGGAAGCAACAATTAAAAGTAGAGTTGAATACACTTATGATAAAGTGATCCTCGCAGCCAAAATTAATAGTACCATTGAAAACATTGAAAAATGGATTGCCGCAAATGAATATCGTGTGATTGGAAAATTTCCGACAAAAGAACTCTTATCAGATCAACGGGTTGGAATTTATGCCGCTGCATGGTCAAACATTTCAAAGTCCAAGATGAAGGAAATTCAGAAAAGAATCATCTGGATTGAACGAAAAATGACACTCAGGAACGTCAATTCATTCTTAAATTTACTTTCCAAAATATTTGGATGTGATAAAGTTCAGGTCAAAATTTCCTACAAGGAAGAACAAATCCAAATCGCAAGAAAGCAATGGGTGAAAGCCAAAGAAGAAGCTGAAAGGTTACTCGCTGTGTACAAATTTCAAAAAGGCGATTTTTACAAGAAAACTGTAAATAATCTGACTAAGTAAAAAATCGTGTGGGTGAAATTCCCACACATACGGGGGATTGCAAGCTCTGAAAAGAAAAGTACGCCAGTAACACGTGAAATGCTGGCACAGGATACTCAGAAGAGAGGATGCAGACAAATTCTGTTGCAACAGAAGATTACGTTGGAGGTTCGATCCCTTCATCACCCACAACAAAATACGGGGTATTGCAACTCCAAGTTGAAGGTATGCTATAATAATTACGTAATAAAAAGCAGAGAATAAAACAGCGGTGTGGTGCAACTCAGCCGAAGCCGTTGCGCAACGGTGGATGAGAGGGAGGTTCGAATCCTTCATACCTCACATGATTCTGTAGCTCAGTTGGTAGAGCAACTGTCCCTAAAATAGTTGGTCGTTGGGTTCGAGTCCCACCAGAATCTCATTTTTTTTATAATATAATAACCATTTAGAAATAGATGCCCAAGAAACTCCGTACTTTTTAGCAACAGCATTTTGGCTTGTCGTACTTATTTCTTCGATGAGCTTTTTGTATGGCGGTCTTTCAACTTTTCTTTGAGATTTTGAATAACAATCAAAGCACATTTTTGATGAATGATATATAGGCTTTCCACATTCACAATCTTTTATTCGTTTTTCTTTCCGTTTTTCTTTTTTTTGTGCTGATGGCTTATTTTTACCAGAGAATGTCCCTGTTTGAGAATGACAATTTGGGCAAATAAAACATAAATTTACTAATCTATTATCGTTATTTATACCATTTTTATGCTCAAGTTGTAATATTAATTTTTTTCCATTCCACATTCCATCATTTCCACAATTGCATTTATATTCCAATAGATTATCTTTTATTAATTGTTTCTTTAAATATCCCCTCGAAACAGAAGAATTTTCAACAAGTAGTTCTTCAATCTTACGTTTTCTTCCAAAGTTAGCATATTTACCAAAATAATTGTATACTGGAATAGGAATACCACGTCTTTTTAATTCGTTTTTTACTGTTTGAAAACTGCCTGTTGTAACAGAATTATATCCAACATATCTTACAATATCACTGAAAGATTTAGAATTATTTATCAACTCTAATAAATCATCATTTGAAAATTTGGTAAGCTTATTTTTTCTTCCCATAAATTTTTTATTTGTATATATAAATATATAAAACCGACAATTTATCAATATTTAAATCCATTATGGGTTCTATTTTTTTATTAGAAAATTATTCTTATATTTGCATCGATTCTGTCTGCTGGAATAGAAATAAAACTCTAAATTTTATAACGTGGGTTCGAGCCCCACCAGAATCACAAAAATATAATAACTATGATAACAATTGAAGAAGTTGTCAAATCATTTCATGATAATCAAGTAATGGATTATAAGGAATGGTTAGCAAAAATAATTGAAGAAAATTCTGGTGCTGGTGGAAACACCGAAATTTTAAACTTTCTAAGAGTTTGGAAGCCTAAAATTGGAATCCTATGCGGGAGCTTCAACATGTTTCATAGCGGTCATATGAATATTCTGCTTAAAGCTGAAAAAATTTTCGACAAAGTAATATTATGCGTTGGTATTAATCCAGAAAAACGTGTAGATTTTCCAACTGATGGTATCCCAAAAACACTTCACAAAACAAGGCAGGTCCTAACATATACAAGCACATTACCAGCTTTAATTGAGGGTTTCGGATATGATGTAACTCTTATTCGTGGGCTGAGAAACAGTACTGATCTTAAATATGAACTCAAACAACTTCGTTACATGCAAGATTTCAAATCTGATATCAGTGTAATTAACATATGCTGTGATAGGGAGTTCGAACATATTGCATCTTCAGATATCAGAAATAATATTAGCGCATTTGGTACCTATCATCGTAGTCCTTATGAAAATAAAGATAACTGTGATGCCTTCAGAAAAAAAATTGCAGAAAAATATTTACCATTCCCACTTTCAGAATATTCATTATGAAGCCAACTATAAGAATTTCACTTTTGGTTATTACTTTGATTAGTGCAACAATTGGAATATGCACAGCTTTTTCCAATCCAAAACTTTCATTAGAATTGTTTGTATTTGAATCCATGTTGTTAGTTATTTATTTTCTTCTATGGATCGAAGATAATGATAAGCTGAGGGTATATTCCCTTTTAACCATGGCAATAGTTGCAGTATTTGCTGTTGTATTACTTGTAATTGGGGTAATTAGCCAACATTATCTTCCAGAATTCAAAACAATGGCTGGATGGTTAGCAATATTTCAATTGGCTCTTGGTTCCGTTTATATAACTTCGTTTAAAAAAAGCTAATATGTCGAATGAATCTGTAATGTACTTAAAAAAAAGTATTTCAGAAGATCAGCTTTTTACCCTTATCAAAGAGATAAATGATAATTATTTTCTTGGACATTTTCAAATAATTAAATTAGATGGCGGGGTTCAAGTAAAAATTATTTCTGAAACTCATAGTGATGATTCTTTTTATTTTGATATGAGTGGGTATGGGAAATCACCGTTCTTTCCAGACTTCAGTGAATCTGGTAAGGATTATGTTCCACAGCCATCAGAAATACCACCATTCCCATATGATGAAGTTAAAACTGATATATGTTCCCCACATAAGCAATCAAGCAATTTTATGTGGTTTGCTAAATTTGTTTTTGAAAAGGCAATTTTGTACGATTATTGTTGTCAAGAATGGGCATATGATAGTGGAATCGGGTGGTATAAAATTAATATAGAACACTATTTATCCCCATCAAAAAATAAAAATGAACTTCAGGAACAAATTAAAAAATTAAAAAAAAATCCAAATCAAAGCGGGTGGTTTTCTTATTGCTACAATATACCAAAAGAAACCAGAAAATTATTTTGCCTGAGTGAAGGGCCCAGCCAATGGGATATAAAAAGATTATTTGGACTTATTAAAAAACGTTAAAATATTACAAACAACCTAAACAAACAAGCATATGAAACAGAAAATCTTATCATTTTTAGTGCTTTTCATGCTCTCAGTTGCATCATTTGCACAAAATGGCACTATGACCTATCCTTATACCGCAGATCGCCCAGGATACTCCAATTCACCTTATTTAGTTGGGCTTCATCAATTGGCTATAGAGTCTGGATTTGGGTGTAACTTAACTGAAACCCCAACATCTAAAACATTCTATAATCAAAATTTATTTCGGTATGGAATGTTTAAGCATCTTGAATTCCGTGCGCAGATTGATTTTGGTGCAACATCATCAGATACAAGTTTTTATGGAGTTAAAACAATTAATCTTGGGTTTAAAATTCCTATTATACGAGGATATAAATATCTTCCAGATATTGGCATTTTGGGAACTGTGGCGTTACCAAAGGTTGGGAATTTATTGTATAGCTCATCAGATTATACACCAGCACTCACTTTACTTTTACAAAAAAACTTCAGCAATTTTTCTTTGGGCTGCAATGCTGGAGTATTTTGGGATAGCCACACAATATATGAAGATTCTCCATTTATAAACCCATATTCAACTGGTCATTATATACAAGGGTCATTTTCATTAATTGCTTCATACGCAATACAAAATGTAAGTATTTTTGCTGAATCTTATGAATTTTACAGCGTAAAAACTAACCCATATATTGCATTTGATATGGGATTTGCGTATTCAATACTTCCAAAATTGCAGTTTGACATCTCAGTCGGGAGCAACTTAAAATTGGACAATTCTTTTGTAGCCATAGGTATTGCATGGCGCATACCAAATAAATATCGCTAAACACTTTCTCCTATAGAATACCTGTCATACAAATCCTTTGACAATTCTGGTAGATGATCTTTAATCTCCATTGCGTAAGTAATTATTGCTTTTCTGCAAGCTGCAATATGTTTTGGATCACTACCACCATCATCTAATCGCAAAACAAAATATTCAGCATTATCATCAACTGGTTCGCCATCAGCTTTGGATATAATATATCTTTTGTGCAACCCGTTTGGATTTTCATCCTTTGATGGTAAATTCATAGAATTTTTAGCAAATGAAATTTTAATCAAATTTCCTTTGCTCATTTCATATAGCTCATCTATTTCTTTCTGAGTATAATTTTTACCAGTTGATATATTTAGATCATTTGTAGTTTTTTTCATATAATCCAAATATAATTCTTCAAATGATTTTAATTCTTGTCTACTCATCGAATTGAAAAATTCATCTACGTTTAATTTTAATGGCTTCATAGTTTTTATTATTTTTTAAATACTAATTTCAAGTGCTATTAATAAATTCGTTATTTTATTATCAATAAACAAAAATGAATCAAATATATACACTGTAACTTCATCATCTGATCCAAAGCTTATTGAATTAAAGAATTTTTTCGGAAATGTTAATGATGTATCATCAAAATCCATATCACAAATATCAAGGTCCCAATTATATTCACCAATTGATAATACTTTATTTTTTATGACAAGATTTAAGATTGGATTTTCTTCCTGAACTTCGATTTTAGATAGCTTCTTAATTTGATCAAAATTGGCTTTATTAAGCTGAAATTTGAAATTTTCATCACCAATTTTCACAATTTCTTTTATTCTATTTACATCAATATCAACGGTTAGTGCTCGACTATCCCCACCATTCAAATTCAGTTTTAATTTTTTATTTTTAATACGTAAATTATCCACAAACGACTCCTCATTAACATAAAATTGACCACTTAAATCATCATCATAGTTCAAAAAGTTCCTCATCGTTGCTTCATATCTTTTACCATCCATGACAATATATCTTAATGTATCATCACCAATATCAGGCATATTTAAAATATCACCAATATCAAAAATAAAAGATTTAAATGCAGTTACAATTCTCCGCTCACCAACCAATGAATATATAAGAAGGTTCTTTTTATCCATTCTTACATTGACTTGATTATCTTTATCAATACCCAACAAATCCTTGATTTTTTCAAGGAATATATCCAATTGGGGCATGGTCATAGTAAAATCGTATGTTTTAGACATTAATTAGCATATTTTTTAATTTATAGGAAAAATATGCAAGAAAGTTTAAAAATTAACGTCTAAATTTTCCGAAAGGCATTCTGGTATTTGGACTTGAGTAAACCTTTTTATAAATTTCTGAGAAGTCATTTATTTTGGCTGCACTTGGTGTACTTTCCGCAAAATCCTCAACATATTTTAATAGGTCACCTTCCAATTCATTGTTTATAAACATATCCACCATGTTCTTATATCCTAAATTATCGAACACGGTTGATAAAATTACGGTTGTCATTACAACGTCATCATTCCCAGTTTCGGCTTTATAAGAAAAATTACCAGATATTGTCTCATGTTTTGCAAACGACCCAATTTCATTTACGTTTGTGTCATTATGAATAAGAATCTTCTTTTTTTTGATTGCTTGTTGAAACTCCTTATCAATTATTAAATGCTTATCTCTGGTTAACCTAAGCCCGATTCTATATTCTTCTTCAATTCCAGGTTTATAATTCGAATTTCTGTGCTTATATCTAAGAAAAACCGCACTGAAATAATCGTTGTCATTATCAAATACATATGGTAAATGTGCTAAAAATTCAGAACCATAAGTATTGTATTCCAACACAATTTTTACTTTTTCAGCATCGAACAGTTCAAATGCTACCATATAAAAAATATGTGCAAATTCCCTAATCGAATAAACATTGTTTCGATATAAGCCAATTTGCTCAAGTTTAAAGAGGTCATATATTGTTTCGTAGTTTGCCTTATCTATTTCGTCACGATCTCTCAGAACGAGCCTGAATATGTTTAAAACGGTATAATCCTTGGCTAACCCTTCAGCTAAGTCAATACTCATAACAATATAGTAATCTTTGAGCTTATTTACATCAAAAAGTTCTGGGTGACCCTTTACCCATTTTAAAGAATTATATGGAATATTCAGTCTATGATCTAAATTGTCAAATTGAACCCAATCGAAAGGATATACACGTTTTTTCATTCCATCCATTACATTCTTATCAAATAACAATCTATCACCAGTTACAAAGTATAATTCATATTCTTGCTTAAACTTATCCTCACTACTAATTAATTTTATTTCTTCTTCCCGCCAATTTGTGATCACAGCGATTTCTGGTAATGGAACACCAGACACTCTTAACCTTCTTATATTATCAATAAATGTTTTTTCATTTTCAGAATCATATTTAACACAATCCAGAATATCAATACCTTTATGCTTCTTATAAAAAGTTAAACCACACACATCTCTCAATTCTCTAAGGGCACCAGACCTTGATAATCCATATTTTTTCAATTTTGAATCAACAAGCTTTATTTCTGTATCTTCACGCCCCTGAACCTGATACCAATACACACGCATTGCCTTATATGGATTCTTAAGCGGATCACCCTCTTCTCGCTCAGCATTAATAAGTAAGTCATGAAACATATTGAAACCTTTGGGGGTTGATGTAATAATGATTCTTGAGTTGTGTACTGCTGATACAACTGGGACAACCGCAGCATAGTAATCTGCAACGTAATTATCAGGAATGTGAGCAAACTCATCAAGATAAAGTAAGTCAATTGTAAAACCGATTGATGGGTCTTTTGTTCTATTTTCAGTTTGAATTCTGGAATTATTTTCAAATGCTATCTGGGTTTCGTTCCAGTTTGTCGCCCCCTTTTTCAAATAGAAAGGTAATAATTTATAAATATCTTTAATCTTTTTGATAATTTCCTTTACGGTTTTACCCTTATTCGCAACGATCATACAACCTTTATCATCATTAAACAGCACAAAGTGAAGAATGACAATAGCTGCGGATACGGTCTTACCAGTCTGTCTGGATGCCATAAGAATTGATCTTGGGTTATTCATATAAAGATCAATTATATCCTTTTGGTAATCACGAAGAGTCATCGGTCCTACTGTACCATCTTCTCTTTTAATTTGACAATACCGTTCTGTGAAATATTTAATATCAAGTTTGCATTTAATATATTCATCAAGCTCAACATCAGTCATTGCAAATGTTAAATACGGCTTTCTAACTTGCCTATTATTTTGAAACCACAATACTTCATGCCTTGATATTTTTTTACCTAAATTTTCTTTTTGTTGGATTTCATCGACAATCTTACTGGTTAAGACATAATCTTCAACTGCCATAAATTGGGATTAATTTTTTACTCGTAGATAAATTCGATGTTATAGCCTTTAATTACAAAGGAAACATATAAAATGTCTCTGGCTTCGCCATCATAAACATCGACACTCAAATCATATCCCATTTTTATTAATTCTGGAACATAAATGAAAATTTGATCTTCAATTTTCTTTTTGAGGGTACTTGTTGATACTTTAGTTTGCCATAAATAATATTCTAAGTTGGCACCAATCGGATCACCAAACACTTCACCTGAGTTTGTGAACAACACCATTTCAAGCTTTTGAACAATTACTTCAATTTCGTCATCTTCAATAATTCTATTAACTTCATATTTTGGATGACCATCATATCGAATAACTAAATCTTTTACATCTTTTAAAGCCATGGTGGAGCAATATTTTTTAATATATATTAAAAAAAACTTCTTCCCCTGTGGAAAATCAAGATTTTAGTAATTTTATTACAGTAATAGATTACATTGGTAGAATGGAAAATGGTGTCGGAATTCTTCTATCTATGAAAGTTGAAGAGGATATCTACCAACTAATATATTGGTTCGATGAAGATAATAACTATCTCTTAAGCGCAGATGCCAATTTCCTTAAAAAATATAATGTTAAAACTATTTCAGAATATAAGAACTATAAGAAATTAGCATATTATATTCACAATTTTGTATTGACAAACAAAGAAGAAATACTAAAGGAATTTATTAAATTATAAATCAAATCTGCTTGAAGTAAGATACACTTTCATCGCACCAACTGGTTCATCGTGTATATTAAAAATATTATCAATACGATGGTATCTTGTCGATTCTTTAAATTTTATTAATACTCTATAGTCTTTTTTAACATAAGTATTAAGCGATTTAACTCCTATGTAGTGATATCCCTTAAAACTTATACTAACATCTTCAACTATTCCAACATGAGTTGTCCCAACAAACCTATTACGACTTTGGCAACTATGATTATCATCGAAAGTATTACATGGCGGTGGAGTAGTTGGATCATATGAAATTTCACATTCAAAAGATACCTTCTGTCCTATTAAACTCTTAAAAATTCTCTCAAATGTAATTTATCATGAGAAACGTTTTTCCACACATTATTTATATCGATAGATATTGAAAAATCATATTTATTATATTCTGCTAAATACTTCATTTCTTAACCAATGTTATCCCTTTCCAAATAATATTTACAGAACTGAAACCATCTGTACTTTTTGGGTCTTCGTGGTAATATACTCCATTTCTATCTGTCCAGCCACCTCTAAGTATAGCAAATTCATTTCTTCCAATTAAAATATCACCCATTGTTGGATCAATACCTTTTGACTCATTAGTATTATATTGTGTCGTATTATACCCAACAACTGTCGTACTTCCAACAGAAACGCTTCCCCCATTATCTATCGCAGGCCCAATTAATCTTGCAGACGTTGAAACACTTGTACTAATTGGGGCAAATTTTGTTGTGTTTTTAACATTACTACTACTATCTGCGGAAGCACTTTTTTTAGCAGCTTGAGCCTGTCCATATTGAATACTTTTCATATAATCAGCATTAACATTTACTGACGATGAATTTGCGGTATATGTTGTTTCAACCGTAGTACGTTGTTTTGTACTCAAAATAGCACCATCTTTGTGATAATCTTCATTATCTTTACCTACAAATTCAATATTCACGCTATCAATACCATCAATTGTTTTTAGTTCCCTGATAATATCAGCTTTAATTATTCTATCATATCTTTCATTATTTGCAAAATATGCCGATAATTTTTCAATTATTTGCTCTCTGATATTATCATCTGTCGAATCTTCAAAACGTCTTATGAAAATATTGGCAATATATCTTTTTATAGATGGATTAAGAATTTTTATAGTTGCAGTAATACTAACGGTTCCTTGTTTCTTTAAATATGTTATAATCCTTTGTTTTTGCTCTTCGCTAAGCCAAAATTTATCAAATGGAACATTAAAATAATTCACATCGCCATTGAAATAATTTATAATTTTAGGTATTAAATAAAGATACATTTCATTTATATTAATATCATCTAATCTGCCGTCACTATCGATATCTATTTTAACCATATCCAATGTATTAAAAGCATTGACCTTGGAGAACATATTAAGCTTCTTTAGATGATAAATAAATTGATCTGGTGTAGCTAACACAAAATTTCTGGATACGTGAGGAACAACAGTTTTTGTGTATTCGATAGATTCACCATCTGAGCCAAACATAATGTCAGTATCAACAAAAAGATCAAATATTTGTGAAACTTGAATTGGATTACCATCATTATCAAAAATATCGTCTACAAATATAAAGTCGTTGACTTTTGGATTAAGAATATTACCTTTAACCCCATCAGTTAAAAGATATGTTATGGTTATATCTGAACCAACTGTTGGGATAATCCCATTGGTACCATTACCAAAATAAACATCCATACCACCGTTAAATCCTGTTCTTGTATAGCAAGCGTATTCATTTTGAAACATATCGTACAAATGATCTTTTATGGTCATATTAATACCATTTAATGTTATCTTATAATCAAAATTATCTATTGTAGAATTATTATTGACAGTTACCTGTATCGATTGATTAGCACTTCCATCCCCAGTGTAACCTTGGGTTTCATATTTACCCTGAACTACTGCCACAAAAAATTGGCAACCTGGTGTTAACGAATACGTACTTTTATCATTTCCGATTTTCAAAGTATAAAACCAATTATTTGTTTTATCACGAAGTGTTGTATTTTCATAAATAACAACAGTGCCGCCAGCAACTTTATCTGTAATATTTATTCCTTGCTTCAATTTAAATTTCAGAGTACCCTTAGCTGAAATTGCTCTTGTTGGATTATGACCAGCAATTCTTGCCCAGTTAACAATAGCCCGTTTAGAATTGGACTGCTCAACATCGATCTGCTTTATGGCATTTTTCAAATATAATATATTGTGTAAGAAAAATTCCTTAACAACTTCCAATATTTGACCATACGGAGATGCAGCATTAAATAAAATACTTGATTTATTGTATAATCCCTGTAGCCAAGCATTAACTTGCTGCGTAAGATTACTATATTTCAATTCGATAAAATCGAAGACCCTGCTCACTTTTTTACTATCAGCCATTACACTTTTATTTTATTTTTTAAGGTTTCGCCAACAACCTGAACCAGCGTATTTAGATTTGGCTGCTCAACAGTATAAAATTTATCAAAAACATTAAACTTAAGAACAAAGACCTTATCCGATTCTTTAGTTATTTCCAACGACACATTCTGATTATTATTTAAATCTATTACGAAGCTAAAAAATAATGATTTGCATGGTTGAATTTTTATTTTTGGTTCATATTTAAAGCCAATAACGGATAACCCCTTAACATCGTTTTCACTAAACCACTCATTAAGTAACGTTGCTGGAGATTTAATAAATTTCGATAAAATTTTAAGATTTTCACCAAAATTATTTGATTTAAAAACCTCAGTTATTTTATTTGACATATCCTCAACATCAGTGAATTCTACCCTATGGTATTCGCAATTAATGTCAAATAAATATGTGAAATAGTTCTTTGTGACATTAGTTTTATTAGCATCTGTAATAAATATCAATTTAGTATATAGAACATTTACATCTTCATACAAAATTTTATTCATGAATATGATTAATTTGAGCTCTTCGGAATTTTCGATATGCTCATATACCGTATCAACTGAAAGTACCTTCGTTGTATCAAAAACGGTTTTTATTTTATTAACTAAATCGGCTACAGTTATCATAAGTCAAATTTCTGTGTATTTTTATGTTTGATCATATCATCTTTAATCTTTTCAAAGTTTGCTTCTGGAATGTGTACTAATAACATAAATTTTGGGCTCCCAGTATAGAAGTACTGAATTGAAGGGTCCAGATTATCAAAATATTCTAACATGCGATTTATACTCTTTATCTTTTTTTTATCTACTGCTGAAGAAACTAATACAAATTTACATTGAATAATTGATGAATTTTTTTTACGGATCACTTTAATATAATAACTCACTACATCGTTATCATCATTGGCACCAAACCCAGTAACCCCATAATACGCATCCAAATCCTTGAGAATATTAAAATATTCGAGAATACTTGATTGTGTCTCATAAATTTTTAAATATTTCATAGATCAAATCTTTTTTGTCTTTTAATTTGGTCGGTATAGTTCTTTATTTGTTTATAACATAAATTAAAAATTGGGTCAGACATTTTTATTTCAATCAGAACACCATTAAACTTATCTGGGCGACATCTGATCAAATACCCAATTTTACTATTTAAGTTATCAAAATATTGAAATAATTCATAAATACCACGCAAATTTTCTTTATCAAGCTCAGGTAATAAGTAAATATTTCCAATTAAATAAGCCCCATCATACTTAACAACAGCCTTAACAAACGTTGATGTGAAGCATGGTATTAATTCATTATACACTTCTTTTAATAACGAAATATTACCACTTTTTGATTCAAATAAATTAACGTGTTTCATAGGTCAAATCTGCTCGTGTTTTTATATTTATCTGCAACCAATCTAAGTTTTTTTAGCAATACACTTGGGAAATTAATAGCCACTGCTAAATCATACCCAATTTTACTACTTTCACTCATTGTTTGGCACAATCCATATTGAACTTTAGGTGACAATGTTCTTAAATATGAAATAATCCTATTAAAACGATCAATATCATCAGTCTTCATAAATTCTCCAACTGCACAATACCAAATTATATTACGATAATACCCACCACTATAAAATTTGGTAGGATTATATCCAAAGCTGGCAAAAAATAGTTTTCCAACTTCATCTTTTTCGTTGTCTTGGTCTTCACGTTTAGTCTCAAACCTTTTTAATTCAATAGGCATTATTTAAATTATTTTATATGAAATATCATATCTATCCGAAAAAGTTGAAGTGTTTGTACCATCAACCCTAAGAATTGATATTTGGACTCCTCGATAATAACTAACAAATGGATTTGACCTGTGAATATAGCCGCCAACAACTGAAGCATTCAAATTTATGACTATATCAATCCCAGTTTTTTGTAAAATTTGATATGCACCGCTGAAGTCAACTGTGTTACCAGAAATATCTGTAAAATAAAAATTCTGAACATACACGGTATCTCCACTTTTAAACATATCTTCAGTTAAAACTAAATTTGTAAATCCAGTGGAACAGAACGATACGCCTGTTACCACATCAGTTGTATTAACATCTATATTCTCATTTGTGAAATAACTATTTGTAAATGTTGATTGGCGTGGAACAGAAACATTGTAACTTGTCACATCCGTAGGTAAATCCACATTGAAAATATTTATTTGAGATTTAGTATTATTCATATCAAAAATCATATTCAAATATAGACGTTGAGCATATTGTGCGTATTCTGGGCGAACAATAATATCTAAACGCTGCTTATTTCTCAACTCACGGTCAAATACTATCAGAACATTTCCACTATCTGTAGATACATTATTATTAACAATATTTATAAGCATTTTATTTGTAAACGATAATGCGACAGGATATGATGCCCCAGTGTTGGCAAAATTGTAGTTATACACATCAGAAACACTAAGATTCAATATCTGATCATATTCAACACCAACAACATTAACTTTAAGCATCGGATATACCCCAGAATTATCTACAGATATTTTTGCTGTATCTGAATCAATAAGCTGGTTAGTCTGATATAATTTCAATAACGACTCCATGTTATTCATTTTTGATTTCAATTCATCCATATCCGATTGAGAATAAATGATTGTTTTCATCTGCTGTATATCATTATTGATTCGAATAAATTCCCCTATTATATTAACAAAATTTTCATTAACCTGATATAATTTACTCATCATATCATTATACATATCAAAACCAAACATATTATAAATAGTTGATGGATCATATGTCAATGGAAGAATGTCATTATCGATATTATAGTGAACATTAAGATTGAACATATAAGACAGACCATCGTGAACACCATTTGTTACCAATTTATGATATGGTGTGATTAACGTATCCAGTAAATCATCATCATTTGTTGGATTGTTTAAAAATTCGATACCGTATAAATTAACATATGAATGAAGATTGTGATCTTGATCTTCTTCAATTAATTCGTAATACCATAAAATAGCATTAAAATCAAAATCATCAGGAGCATTGCCTTCAATTGAAATAGAATTAAATTCATCAAAATTATTAACTTCCAAATTTGGAATGTTCATCTTGTAATAATGATCCTTATCGAAATCCATGAAGGTACCATCAATATTTGATGAATCAAAATCTGTCAGTTTTTCAATATACGCATCGCCATTTAAGCCAGTATTATTAGTTAGCAAAACACCATAATAATCTCCCTGATACCTTAGTTTATCACCATCACTACTCATATACGTCTGA